TAAACTCCCAGATGATGATGATTTAGAAGAAGAATTAAATGCTCCTAAAGTAAAAGTTGATAGATTTGGAAAGACTATTCTGGAAAGTAAAGATGAAATCCGAAAGAGAATTGGACGCTCTACAGATATTGCCGATGCCGTTGTATATTGCAATTGGCTAAAATATATTGAAAATAAAAATTTGAAATTCTTCTTTATTGATTAAATTAGGAGGTGGATATGAATGTTTTGAAGAAAATGCTACTTAAAACCGCAGGCGTGCTACTTGATATGGTAGACGCAAAAAAATTCAAAATCCAATTCGGGGATTATTTCAATGCTTATACTCAGAATGATAAAATCTCCAGCTGGGTATTTGTTTCAATGGATATTCTTGGCAAATATTTTGCAAAAGCAAATTTTAGAGTTTATAAAAGAACTGAAGATGATTTAGTTGAATTAAAAGACCATCCGATTAATCAAATTTTTAGAAATCCAAATCCTTATCAAACCTTCTGGAGCATAAAATATCGCTGGGCATTCCATTTGTCACTATATGGAAATAGTTATCTTCTTAAATTACGAAATAAATTTGGCGTGCCTGCGGCGGTTATTCAACTTAAACCTTTTAATATTGAACCTATAATTGAAAATGGAGTTTTGAAATATTATAAATACAAAAATGGCGGGCAAGAATTAACGCTCAAAAACGAAGATGTTATTAATTTGGTCTATCCAGATCCAGATAATGTTATTATTGGTAGACCAATCATAAGTAATATTTTAGACCAAGTTGAAGTCGACCAATTACAAACTAAATATCAAAAGCAATTTTATAAAAGTGGTGGATTTTTAGGGCAAACATTTGTAGCACATAAAGAGCTCTCTAAAACTACTTTTGAAAGAATGCAAGAAGAATTACAAAAAAGGTATGGTGGTGGATATGAAAATGCTTATAAAGTGGCATTACTTGAATTAGTTGAACCTGTCAAGGCGGCGTATTCAATCAAGGATATGGAGCTAACTATTCAAAGGCAACTTAGCCGTGAAGAGATAATGGCGGCATTCCAAATTCCAAAAATTTTAGCTGGTATCGGTGAAAATATCAATCGTGCTACCGCTGAAGCATCAATTTATCAATTTACAAGTGGCGTTGTAGACCCGCTCTGCAGTTATTTTGATGAGATTTTAACCAAATCTTTTGCATTAGATTTTGAAGGTGGCGAAAATCTTGTAATCGAACACGACCCACTTGCTCCGAAAGATACGGAAGCAAATATTAATTATTACAAAAACGGATTAAACGATGGCTGGCTTACTTTGAATGATGTTAGGGAGTTAGAAAATTATCCTAAATATGATTTTCCAGAGGCAGATGTGCCAATTATTGCTCTTAATCGTGCTCCGATAGATTTTTACAAAGAAGCTCAAAACAAAAAAAAGGATTTTGTTATGGAAACTAAGGCTTTGAAAATTCAAACAATTATTTTTGATAAAAAATTTTTCACTCTTGAAGAAGCAAGAAAGTGGATTAAAGACCACAACTTTCAAGATAATGGAGTAGATGAGACAGAGAATTCTTATAGATTTAGGCAATTAGACCCCGAGCTTTTTGAACCAGATAGTTTTAGAACCATTACGCTTACAGAGGGCGTAAAAGCAGTTGTGGGTAAACTTAAAGGTTCTAAAAATATTAATGCTATTGATTATTTGAAATTTGCTAAAAGTTTTTTAAATTAAATTAGTAACACACAATTAATGGAGTTTGTTATGGAAAAGAAAATATTAACTTTTCAAGATGTGAACAAAGAATTCAACGACAACGAAAAGTCGGTTGTTCATTACATTACGACTTCTGCGAAAGATAGATATGGTGATATTGTAAATCCAACAGGGGCAGATTTAAGTAATTATGAAAAAAATCCAATTGTGCTTTTTAATCATAATTCTAATTGGGTAATTGGCAAATCACTATGGCGTAAAAATGAAAGCAACGGAATTTTAGCAAAAACAAAATTTGCATCAACTGATTTTGCAAATGATATTTATCAATTATACAAAGAAGGTGTAATGAATGCGTGGTCGATTGGATTTATTCCTGACTGGCAAGAAGCTGTTGATTTAGGCGATGGATATTTATTTAACAAATGGGAGCTCGTAGAATATTCGGCGGTATCAATTCCTGCAAATCCTGATGCTATTACTATAGGGCGATCTATTGTTAAAAGTTATGAAGGAATTAAGTTAATTGAAGAACTTGAATTTAGAAACAAGATTGAAGAGCTATTGTTGGAGAATAAAAAGACACTTGCTGAAATTGAAAATTTGAGAAAGACAATTGATAACATTAAATCTAATGCTGAAGGTGATGAATTAAAACTTATGCAAGAAAGTATTTTAGAACTCAATTCTAAACTTGAACAAATTGAGAAATTTATTAAAAAAGATGTTACTCAGAAGACGGGGATAGTAGGCAATGGTGATTTAACAAAACTTGTCAAAGAAGCCGTTGCTGGAGCTATTAGTCAAATTAAAGGTAACATCAGCTAACAATGTTTAACTAATTTGAATATGGAGGTAAAAATGGAAAATCAAGCAACTTATAATTTCACGGCTGATGAAATTAAATCTATTATCACTGCTTCTGTTTTGGAAGCTTTCAAACAAAGTGAAGCCACAAAACCTAATGTAAAGCTTGAAGATGAAGAGAAAAATCCTTCTCTTGCATTTTCTAAATCTTTGAAAAATGCTTATAATATGCTTATAGGCAAGGCGGCAAATCCTATGGTCGAAGGGACTGCTTCTGATGGTGGTTATTTAGTTCCTGATGTTACAAAACCGAAAATTTTAGAATTACTTTCTACTTATGGACAGGCAAGAAAGCTATTTACAATTATGCCGATGGGGAGTAACCCCATAATTAATATTCCAAGTGTAAATACTGGTGCGACTGCATATTTTGTAAATGAAGGTGCACCTCCAACATCTTCAAAACCAACACTTAGTCAACTTACGCTCACTGCTAAAAAATTACTTGGTGTTGTAGCGGTGTCACGAGAATTGATGGAAGATGCCATTGTAGATGTTAGCGATTTTGTTGTTCAGCAACTTGCTAAAGCAATTGCACAAAAAGAGGATTCAGCTTGCTTCTCTGATACTTCACCATTTACTGGTATTTTCAGCACTGCTGTTAATGCTTCTAATTTTGGTTTTTCTTATGGTTTAGATAGTTCTATATCTAATTTAAGTTATGATGTTTTATTAGGAGCGGTTTATGGATTAGATCAATCACTCTTGATGGGTGCAAAATGGGCGATGCATAGAACAGTTTTTGCAAAAATCCGTGAATTAAAAGATAGTAATGGTAGACCTTTAGTTTACGATGCTAATGCGGATAATCCTGCAACGCTCTTTGGTTTCCCAGTTGTGTTAATTGAAAGAGCACCTGCAGTTTCTGGAACACTTGAAAGCAGACCTTATATTATTTTTGGCAATTTTGAAAATAGTATTTTCGGTGTCAGAAGTGAAGTTACTTACGAAGTTAGTAAAGAAGCAACAGTCGATGGCACGCCACTTTGGCCAAATATGGTTGCTATCTCAATGCAAGAAAGAATTGCATTTAACCCTGGACTTTTGAAAGGTTATTCCGCAATATTCGGTAATATATAATAATTTAACGGGGGCTTTGCCCCCTTTAGGATTTATATGGTTAAATGTTTAGTAAAATTCATTAAAGATTATGGCAAATATAAAAAAGGTGATGTGGTTGTAATCAACTACTCAAAATATTTTGAGTTAAAAAATTATGTCACCTTGCTTAAACTTTACACTGATTTAGGAATTATCAAAAAATGATAAGTATTTTTGAATTCAAACAATTTAACAAACTTGATCAGACTAATACTGAGCTGGATAATTTTATTCAATTACTAATTGACATTGCAGTTGATAATGTTATTAATTATTTGAATTATGATTTTAGAAACAAAGACTATGTTGAAGTATATGATGGTGATAATACTGATAGACTGATTTTGAATAATTATCCAGTAAATAATGTATCAAGTATTGCTAAATATGATAGTTTGTCAGGAAATTTTCAGGCTTTAGTTCAAGGCATTGATTATTCAAGACTTATTATCAAAGACAAAATGATGATAGTTCTTGAGGGCAATTTATTTGAGGCTGGAAATCAAAACTATCAAATTGGTTATAATGCAGGATATAGTGAAGATGAATTACCGAAAGATATTAAACTTGGACTTTTAGAGCTTACAAGTTTGTATTTCAATGAAAGCTCGCAAGGACAGGGAATATTGTTTGTAATTCAAAAGAATAGAGCTCAAATGGGAATGACAGAAAGCTTTGATAAAGATGCTGAGCAAAGAATTTTTGAAACAAGGTTTCAGAAATATCGCAGGTATAATGTATGAGTGAGATTTTGAAAGCAATTGAAGATTGGTTTGAACAGGACTTATATCAATCAATTATTCAAAATTTTGATGCAAGTGGAACACCTAAAACAATCTGGGGTGGTGGTGGAAGTCAATTGCTTTTAAAATCTAAAAGACTTGCGAATTCGTGGCTTGGTAGTTCAAATGATAGTATTACAAAAAAAACAATAAGTGATAATAAGGTCATCTTTGAAAGATATACTAAGGTGCCTTATGCAAGGCTTCACGAATACGGCGGGCAAATTGCGGTTACACCAAATATGAGGCGATATTTCTGGATGCTTTATTTTCAACATAAAGGAACCGAGCTTGGTAATGCATCAAGGCGTGTAGCTTTATTTGGAAGTGTATTGAAATTTCCATCGAGAGCTTATTTGAGACCAGCAATTCAGAAGGCAATTGAAAAATTGCGTGAAAAAATTAGGCAAGGTTTAAGATATGAAATTTTGAAAGATTTTAAGAATGAGAAATGAAATTTTAAATACTTTGAAGACTGATTTTTTGAGACTTGAAAAAGTCAAAAATGTGACTTTTAGAGCTTTGTCATTAGATGAAATAAATTATTCAAATACTCCGTTTGTGATGATATTTGCTTTAAGTGAAGATATTAAAAGATTTGAGAATACAAGGATTTCAACTTTTGAAATTGGAGTAAGTTGTGTTTTGTATGCAAGTGACAGAGACCCAGATAAATTAAAAGATACAATTGAAATTTTTATTGAAGATGTGAAAGAATGGATTGATAGTAATTTAGATTTGTATAAAATAGATGGAGTTGAATATTTTGACTTAATTAAAATTTCACCAGTATTTAATGCTGGTGATGATTTAGGAATAGTAGAATTTATTTTTCAAATAGTTTATGTTAATTAATAAAGGAGGTAATTATGCCTGAATGGACAATAACAAGAGATAAAGGTGCCATCACTAAATATGGTGGCGGTGTTATCAAAATCTTAGAAGTTGATGATAGCGGAACTCCATTAAGCGGTGCAACTGCAATTGATTTAGGTTACATCCAAGAGACCGTGTTTTCAGACCAGACTGAGGTAGAAGCAGTAAATGACGAAACAGGAAACAAGGTTCAGGAATTTGAAGGGCAGAGAAATGTTAAACTTACTGCAACCTTGATGCAAACAGGTAAAGATGTGCTTGACCTTGTAAAGCAAGTTAGAGGTAAATATTATCAAGTATATTACTTGTCAAGTAAGGATGTAAATGGTAAAAAGCAAGAAATTATATTTGCTATTGGTAGGATTAAACCTGCTATTGAATTAAATTCTTTGCAGAAGCGAGTTCCAATTGAAATCAACTTCTTAAAGAATGAATCTCAAATTTCGGTTCAGCCGTCAACAACTTATGGTGGATACGCAACATCGGCAACAATTGGTGCTGGTGAATATTACGCAATTGTAGAAGCTGTATCTATACCATAATAAAAACACGGTGAGATTATGATATATAAATTAACTGATAATATTGAAGTTAAACTGAACAAAATCACTCCG